TCCCAAATCCATTCTTTACCTTCCATTATACCATTTACAAAAGCACCAGGTGCTGATGGATCAGCAACAATATCTACTGCCGAAAGCATAAAATCATCTTTGACGTAATTTGTACCATCCTTTTCTTCTAAAGAACCCATGCCACGAGAAGAAACACCAAGTTGCGCACCTTCTGTAACTAAATTCTTTGCGATATTACCCATGGGAGTATCAAGAAGTTTAGCCTTACCAATAACATCATTACCCTCAACTTTAAGATCTTTAATCATATGAGATACACGATCAAGATTTACAGTTGGACCCTGTGGATGATTTAATTCACCCATTGCACGACTCTTTGCAACAAAATTCTTATTATATCTACCGACTTCATTTTCTAGAATTCCAAGAGGATAGACACGACCATTGCGATTCTTCTGTTCTGCTTGCATAAATACGCCATGAATGAAATGATTCTTTTTACCTTCGGAATCTTCTTCTATCAAGTAATGAACATTTTCGGTCATTTCTGTTATTAATTTCATTCGTCATCATCCTTGTCGTTTCTCTTTCTTTTCCCTATTGCTTTACCAACAGCACCTCGGCGTATATTTAAATATTCATCTTGATTATCTACTTCCCCATCATTATTTACATCATTATCTTCTGCACCAACAGGATCTAATTCTTCATCATCTTTTTTCTTTTTCTTTTCAACTAGACCAGCCATTCCAACTACTTCTTTGTATGCCTCAGGAACAATTTCTTTGGTAGTAAGTTTCAGCATATCATTTAATTTGGTATAGAGTAATGCTTCCGTTTCAGTCTTTGCTAACGTAACATTTCCCTCTATTACGTATTGTACAATTTTATCAGTGAACATCTTCATCTCCTTCGTTAACTTGAATATGGCAAAAAGAAAGAATTTTATTAAAATCTTCTTCTGATGTTTCCAAAAGATGTCTCATCTTTACTTGATTTTCTTGATTCATATTATCATGAATTTTAACTAAATTATGTGCATCTTCCGGCTCAATATGTATAATTGAACCGTCTTTGGTTTCAAATAATATCGGTTCTTCAGATGTAACAACTTCTTGTAGTGATGAAATAATATTCATTATACGGTGTCCTTATGTAACTTTTGCTTTCATGTCCTTTGCCAGAAAATGTAACAATTGCTCCATGTCTAAATCAATTGTAGAGGATGTTACTGTTTTTCCTTTTATATTAAAGTTTTTTTTACCAACTCCTGCTTGAGAAGCCGCTTTTATGAATTTTTTAACATCAGAAGAATTAATAAATGTATAGGTTGTAGATTTTGTTTTAGCCTCATCAATTGGTTGGTCTTCATCCGTGGATTGGACATCATTTAGAAGATTTTGTGAAATCTTAACATTTTTATCTACGATATTTGTAGTAATTCTATCTTGAATTTCTGAAACAAATGCAGCAGAAAAATCATCTTTATTGTTATTTAATAAAGAATCGATCATGTTGTTGATGTTTTGATTCATTCTAAATCTCCTTCTTCTTCTTCGGCTGTTTCTTCTGATGTCGCCATTTCTTTCTTTATTTGAGCATCCATTATATTTATATCTTCTTCGGATTGACGGAGAATATTTTTTCTAATCCATTCAGTCGAATAATATTTACCAACATATTCATCCATTTGAGTTAAAATATCCAGACGTTCTTTGATTATTTCTGTCTCTTTTAGTTCAGTATAATATGAATCATGATTAAATTTAAATCTGATAGCAGAAGATATTAATTCCCAATCATTCTCAGACATCACACCCTTGAGAATAAGTTGTACTTTTAACAATTGTAAAAACATTTCACAGAATCTCATTCGGATCTTTTCAATAAACTTGAAAAATTTTACTTCATCCCTAGTAATTTCAGCAGATCTACCCATATTAAAACCAGTTTCTGGTTCCATTCGTGATACCGGAACATTGAGAGAACGATAAAGTTTCTTGAGAAGATAATTAACATCTTCCATTTCACCAAGATTTTGACCACCATCTAAAGTAGTAACTTCGGTTCCTCTACCACCTTCTCTACGGGGCATCCAGAAATCTTCTAACATATGTAAATGATTTCTATCATCTTTTACTTCACCTGTTGCTGAATCGTAGGTAAGTTTATTTCGGTATCGGTTCATGATGTCACGAAGATATTGCTCTGCTTTATTCTTTGGAAGATTACCAACATCAACATAGAAAATACGTCGTTCTGGCGCACGGGATATACGATAAATTACCACTGCATCTTCGATTTGACGAAGCATGTTTAATGGTCGAATTGCTTTTTGGATATAACCGACTACTCGATTTGCTCTAGAATCAACTATTCCAGAATGAATATAGCAAATAGAATCTTTTGCAATCTTAATTCCTTGTGTTGGTGTTGGGACAGATGCATTCTTATCTGTGTTAACATAAACATAGAATTCTTCTATACTTTTAACAAATGGAACTGTATTATTACCAACTCGTCGTTGTTCTTTATTTACCTTTTTTATTTTCTTTATTTTGGTTGGATCTATTGCACGAAGTTCTCTGATGCCTTTTTCTGGACGATCTGTATCAACAATAATATGATAATACACCTTGCTGTCGATGTACCACCTTCTGAAAATATCATATCCTTTGTTATGAAAATCCAATAATCTTAAAATGCCATCATATTCTTTGTATATTTTATTTTTGATAACAGGTGATACTTCTACTTTAGCAAGATCAAGTTTTATTGGCTTTCGGTCAGCATCCATTATGATAGATTCGTTGACGATATCTTCAATTGCTTGATCGACTTCTGGATACATTGCCGCATTTCTGAACTGATAAATGAGTTGGTTTTCATTTTTAGCAGCACCAGTAAAGTCAATTAATGTTCCAAAAACACCGCCTGTTTCTAATGTATATGTACCATCATAATTATCAGGAACTACGAAAGATTCTTGTTTCTTAGAATTTTTCGCCTCAACGGGTTGTTTTTTACCAATAGTAAATCCAAAAATATCAATAGGCATAATAAAACCCTCTCATTGAATGGTTATTACTATATGTATAATAATTCAAATCAAGGGATTTATGTTAAGTGGTGCTAAGTTCTCAATCGCCGCCAGGGGCCTGGATCACCTGAGAAAAGGCTCTGATCACCCGTTATCTTTATCATCACCGAAACGCTCCTGATCACCTATCATAACACTCTCCGATGTACCCGTACCGGATGCAAGAGTTATATAGTCATATGCTAAAGTTACGGAATATTCCGTTAGTGTATCGGCAGTATCGTAACTTAAATCAATTGTCCCTACTTCTGTTGGCCAACAATTTGCAAGCAAAATGGTTCGTTCCGATAACTCATTCCCTTGGGTATCCAATTGTGTAACCCTCCAGTTTGTATAGTAGTTTTCATCAGTACCGTCAAGAACAGTAGCATCTTCGGCAACATTTTCAAAATGTTTATTAAATGCTTCGTGCCATATTTCGAATTTTCGCCGCCAATTCACAGCCTCACCCGTACTATCCCCACCAGCATTAGAATCTAACATAGTAAATGTCCATTCTGGGTAGGATCGATCTCCTGGGAGTTTTGCTACTCTACCTCGGAAGGGAACTTGAATAATACCTAAAGTCTGAGCAGGAATCGATGCAGCCTTTACATATAAAGATTCGACAGCCTGGGTTGATGACCCGCCTATCTCTCCAGTAACAACGAACCGATTTGGTCGAGTTCCTCCATCAAACCCTTTTTTAAAAGTTTGAATATCTTGATTCCATTTAGTTGCTGCCATAAACTTTTACTCCTTATGAGATTTAAAAATCCAAAATTATGCCATATCATCTGCTGTGTTTTTGTTTGTAAATGTAATACGAATAAAGTTGATAGACTTTGTTGGTTTAATAAAAATGTCTGCATTGAATTGATTTGCATCAACAAGTGCGGCCGGATTGTTGGATGTATCACAAACCACTCGGAAATCATAAAGTCCTCTTCCTGCCTGAATGTTTCTCAGGAATGGAGTGACTGCATTCACAAACGATGCTCTGGTTGCTGAATCATTCATTTCAAACAATTTACTTCGCGCTGCTGCACCTATCGTTTTCTTAAGATAGATGAAGAGGCGGGAAATATTGATCCGACTAAGAGTGCTTGTTGCATCTGCACCTGTCTTGTCCCCAAATAATACCGTACCTTCACCGGGGAAAGTTACGATTGGATTTACTTTGGCCTCATAGAGAGTATCCTGTTCGCTATCATTTGGATTATAAACAAGATTCACAACGTCAAGAATTTGACCTCTTCGGAACCCGGCAGGGGACCACCAAGGATCTCGAAGTTTATCATTTCTTGCAATACACCCTGCAACATCTGCTGCACAAGAAGAAACAACAAAATCTGGATCACTAGACTCATTAGTACCGCGCGTAACGTCTAGATGACGTTTTGCACCGAAAACAGTAATATTAAATTCGTCCGCATTACCTTCCGCAACCACACTAGTTATATTTCCTTGATCTCCCCCAGCCATTCTGTCGGGGAGAACAGCAACAACATCTTGTCTGTATGACCCAATTCCACCCACTTGGGTTTGAATTGCACCTGCTTCGTCACCAGTTGCAGCAAATACCACATCAAGTGGAATTGCTTTATCTTTAAGAGTTGTATATCCATCACTTGTATGTTGTTCGGAACCTGTACCACCAACGATTAATATACCACCATATTGGAGATAATTGTGCGCTGCCCACCATTCGTTTTTCCAACTCCCAGTCGGACCAGCAGGCCAACGGGAACCAGTACCACCAACAAGATTTCCCACATGGTTGGCTCCATCTGCGGCTGTTTCTATTGGATCTTTTGCAGTTAATCGGTGCATCCAATCTGATATATCTTCAATCGTCATTATACCAGATTTTCGTTCCGCAGTATACCCAACAGCACCAATTAAACCACCTATTGAAGGCATACCACCTCGTACTGAAGAACCGCTTTCAGAACTTGGGATGACATAACTTTGATCATCTATAATAACTTTAACGTTTGCTCTTGCCATCTTTTATATCTCCTCTGAGTATTTTAATATACTTTTAATGCGTATAAGCAGATTACTGTTCAGAGATATTTATAGATTTTGCTATTTTGGGAATATATTTAAAAAACAAACCATCGATCTTCACCATCCCATTCTCCTTCTTCTTCATCCGTTCCATCCCTCACAAAACCAAACGGAATCATACTTTCTTCCATTTTTTCAATTTCTTCTTTATATATCCCAGTTCGGACATCAGTTTCAGTGATGGATTTGAAATAGTCCTGTCGTGTCATCCAAGCAAACAAAACCAAACACATTACCAAATCGTCTGTGTGACCATCATCCGCTTCAAAAGAATTACGTTTTGCAACAAAACTCACAAGTTCATTCACAATATCAACATCTTCTATGAGCATCTTATCTTCTTCGATGAGACTCTTCAGAACAGAACATCCAAGTTTTTTGACAGGACCGGTAGTCCGTACGCCCAACTGGGACTGGGATTTTCCTGTAGTTCCGAATCCGCCGTTGATAGTCTGTCCTGCTCTACCTTTATATACGGTCATCATGACGTTTTCGTACTCTAAGTCCTGGTGCAAGATGTCTGCAACTTGTCCACCAATGTCGTTAATTTCAACCAAGATGTGTGCATTATTGTAATTTTTAGCGATAGTTGATATTACCGTAGGATACACCATCGGAGACACGGTGTTGTTTCTGTATTTTGCAACAATCTTATATGGCAATTCCGTTGTATCAAAAACAAGGAATGCACTATAATCCTTTCCTTGACCACGCGCAGTATCAACGGTTATGTAATAATGTCTACCTTCTTTTGGTTTTTCATATATCCACAACCCATCTGCATTTTTATCTTTGGGTTCTATCCAATTCAATATTTTTAATTTTGAAGAATTGATGAGTGTATTTTGACTTCCCAAGAAGGAACATTCCATTTCTTGATCAAATTGTTGCTGGGAAGTATTTTTGACAACCCCCTTTTTCCATTCTTCGTCTCTGCCCGGAACTTGACTCCAGTGGACTTCAAATGGAATGTAATCATTCTTGCCGGGTTCTCCAGGTTTCTTGGTTGCTCCTTTCCAATAATAATAAAACATGTTCAAACCGTTGGGAGTTGATATCATGATCACTTTAGTGTCGCTACCAGAAGTGATGGTAGGATATACTGAATTGAAGAATTCATCTGCGATGGTGCTGGAAACGTGGGCAAATTCGTCAAGTAGAATTACATTATATGAACCACCACGAATAGCACTAGCAGACGTAGATGATGCAAGAATCTTAGAACCATTCTCCAACTCAATACTACCCTTATTCCATGCGATTATTCCTTGCTGCAACCACAACGGAAGATACTCATATGCAAGTTGGAGTCTGCCCAGAATGTCTCTTGATACTGCCTGTTTATTTGCAAGAACAGCAACACTCATGCTCTGATTGAAAAGAACATAATGAAGAAGATAGGAAATCATGGTCGTTGATTTTCCAGACTGCCTGGGAAGTTTCCCGATAAAGAAACGATTGTTATGAATAACATTTACCATTTCTTCTTGAAAATCATACATATCAAAAGGAACAAGTCCCTCATCAAGAGAAACAATCTTCACATAATTTCGTATGAAGTATATCGGATCCTGGGAACACTTGATGTATTCTTTGACTTGCTCTTTTGTATATTCTACTTCAACCCCAGTTGGTTTGAGGTTGGGATTTCCCATATATCCTTCTTGTCTAGCCGTCATTGTCTATTACCTCACCATCAATCACCATATCATGAATACCTTCTATTTTCTTTTTGTTGGTGCTTCGTTCTGTGTTGATGAGGTTCTGTAGTTCTTTAGTTGAACCAATATAGAGCGAATTGTTGGTGGTGTTGTGGACGTTGATTTCTTCTTTATTGATTGCCTTCATTTTATGATGCAGGTCAATAAGATCTTTGTTCGCTTCAGAAACCGTCTTGATCATCTGCGCAGCAACTTCATATGCCCTGGGAGAATCGCCCTCCGTCGCAACCTTGAGAATACCCTCAATGGCATCTTCACCAGTAGAAATGAGTTCTTTCATATTATTTCGGACTAACCAATAATCTTTTTTACTATCACTAGCATCCACTTCAACTCGAGTGAATTTTCTTTTGACTTCTATTTCTTTTGCTTCTTTTTCAAATTCAACATCTAATGCTTCTGATAATTTATCATTGACACTTTTCTTTTCATTCATAATAATACTCACCATAAATCTGATTACCTGCGGTGTATCCATCACCCGTGAATCCACCTGTTATACCAACACGAAGATCGTGTGGGTCCGACACCAAACCATCAAACGCAGTATTAAATCCATGAATATCAATTTCAGATTGAAGAATTATCTTGTTAGTCTTCTCTGGTCCATACACATATGTCTTTGCAGTAAACTCAAAAGTAGTTGTGATGTTTCTTCTTGTGTCAAAATTGCCTTCGTATTCTTCAATCATATTAACCGAATTTAATACAATAGGAACATCTACTTTTGTATTTACGTCATTTATTTTAAATGTAACTATAAATTCAGGACTAAAGTAAGGAAGAATTTGTTCAACAATCTGAAGATTGTCGTCCTGATTTCTAGTAAACGAATATAGACCGAAAGAAATGTTATAAGGAACTTCGGCATAGTTCCATTTTTCTACTAATCCATCAGTAGAAGTGGCATTTGTTGTTCTAAGTTTATTTGCTCTTCTAACAGGATCATATGCAAATCCTGTAATATCAAAACCCAATCTCGGAAGCGTTATTTGTGTGTGGGTATTGCTAGAAATGCTGCTATCTTCAGAAATTCTGCGAATAAACTTTTCTTTTGGACCATACGACAAAGGTACTCGGATAGTTTCCTTAGTCGTACCGTCTGAATTTTTACGAACAATTCTGATATCATTAAAAATAGAACCAAATCCAATCACCGTCTTTCTAATAGATTCGTTGTAGAATTGTGTAAACATTAGTAACCCTCTTTATATCCTTGTTCCAGAAGCGTGTTCCATTTTTCTGTGTTAGGAATCGCCATCTTCCTCTTACTATCTTTATTTAGATATTTGATACCCTTCTTTGCTTCTTTAATTTTATTAACAGTGTTGTTTCTAGTAATCGCCCTCACTGAAAGGATCCGTATCTGTGAAGTCAAAGATGTCATCTTGATCTCTAAACAATTCAATGTCTTCATTATCACCTGCTGGTTTATCGTCTTGAGGTTCTTGTGGAATAATAAGCGTTGTTGTAGTGCTGCTATTAATTTCATATTCTGCGCCCGAAACAGCACCCCTCAATGTCTGACCAGTTGATGTTAATATGGTTCCAACAATGGTTGTAAGGGTAAGTTTCGTGTTCAATGCACTCCAATCTGTTGCAATTGCTGTCGCAGTCGCATTTGCCAGTAATGCAGTGTCTCCAGTGACATCAGCAACTTGAAACACCGATTCACCCTCAAAGAAATTAGTTGCAGCAACACCGCTGATCCGTGTACCAAGATCAAACTCAATAGCAAATTTCTTAATTTCACTTTCAACAGTATCAATATCGCTATACCCTGTATCAATTTCTTCTTGACTATAGGTGAATACTTCACATGATAATCTATATGTAAATAACTTACCCAACTGATAAAATGGATTTTCATGTTCTACAAAATTAATTTCAAAAAGAGTTTTACTCAATGGAAAATAAATCAAGTCTCCTTCTTTTGGTCTTGTTATTTCTTCGTATATCCCAACCGTTTCATCAAACCTTTTTCGTGAAACAATAAGATCCATTCTATCTTTAATTTCAATTCCAAACTTAGATAGAACATCACCTTCGCCCTCAAATCCATCAACACTTGCAATATACATTTCTAATTGATACCCATCATCAAATTTAGAAATGGTATCTTCACCAAACAATTCATCTTTATTAACTAACGTTCGGGGAACATAAACCATGTCCCTCCCCATTGATTTGATAATTTCAATGGAGAGGTCTTCGACGACATTTTGTTCGCCCGAGTAATCTTTGAAGTGCGGATTTCTTGCCATCAATCTAACCTACATTAAAATCAATTGGAAGTTCATATATGGTTTTTAGTTCTTCTTCTAATCTTTGAATTTCTTCATTTGCCTCGTTATATACTTCCCCGCCCCGAAGAGAAACTCCCCCCGGTAACTGAACACCTTCGAACTTAGACATATTCTGTCCCCATTGGCGTTTAATAAGTGCTGTTGTATATTTTTTCAACCAAACATCATCAAATATTTGAGAGAATGCAACAGAAGGAATCTTCACATATGCTTCAATTATTAAATACTTACCAACAGAAAGATCAGCATCATTCATGTCTAGATGAATTTTATTTGATACTTTATTAAATCTGATTCTTTTTTCTGGCTGAAAGAAATCTTGAATCATATTAATGTATCGTTTAGTCGAATCATATCGAGCCAGTCCCATAGTGCTATTAAACCCCAACCCTCGGTTAATTCCAAAATAATCTGTGAGTGCTAACTGATATCGAACATCAAACATGTTAATGTTTGAAAAATTACCAAACTGGAATAAACGAACCACACTCAATATATCTTTCCCTGTGGGTCCATCACCAGTAGCACCGTTCACTGGACCAAAAGCATCGGTGCTGATGTACATATTATCTTTATCTGTTTGGGTAATTTGATATTTAAAATATGCCTTTTCAGAACCATCAAAATGTCGTTCTGAGAACATTTCCAATGCTTCATCTAAACGATCTTCACATTGCTGTCTATCGACATTAATTTCTACTACTGGAGAGCCTAGTTTCCGAAGAGAATAGTCTATCAATTCGTCCCTAGATGTTGGTACTGCCATTAGATAACTCCTGATGTCTTTCTTATATGTATAAAAGCATCAGAAGTAAACCCATTTTATGAATCGGTTTTTGCTTCTTCTTCTGGTGGATGTGGTGGTTTTTCACCAATCTTAACTGGAACCTTTTGTATTTCCTTGTAATCTATATTTTCAATATAATATTTACGGGTAACTGGTTCTTCTGCCTCGTCTGGTGTACTCACGACATAGTTCGTAAAACCAGGCATTTGTAAAGTGCATGCTACTTTTGGATAATCCAGTTTACTATATTCATCTGCTTCTTGCACGAGCCATGTCATTTTTTTATCACCACATCCACATGCACCACAATATTTTTTCCCCTCATCAACATCACTATCCATAAGATGCTCACAAGGAGGTAAAATTCCGCCCTGATCTTGATTACCAAAACAACTCAACACACGAAGTTGCTTTACGGGAGTGTTGATTTTTTTATTACCAAGATTTCGTGATGCAAGTGCAACAGCAAAACTCTGAACCATACTGAGTTTCTGTCTAATACCTCGTTTGTTTGGGTCTATAGGTACACTACGAAATTGAACATCATCTGGTAGTTTATCACTCACTATCATATATCTCCATAATAAAGTTAAACAAACATATTATACACTATATATACCAGTAATCACTATTATATTATTGGTAATACAAGAAAAGGTCTTACAAAAGCAACACCAGAAACTGGTTGTGTTACAACAAATGTTTTATTCCCACCAAAATATTGAACATAAGCACATGTTTTATCTGCAATCTTTTTATTATATAAAGAGTTTGTCCAATAGTATCCACTTCTCATTATACCATATGAAATTATATTAGGTTTTACCATAGTGTTGGTAATAAATTCTCCTTCTTTCATCTGTTTGTAGGCAAATGATAACATATCTAAAGAAGGAAGTGTCCATTGTATAAATTGTGGATTTGTTTTGTTCATTTCTCTTTGAATAGGATCTTCCCACAGTGTAACATTTTCTTGCGGATCCCACAAAGAACTATTGTTATTAACAGAACTTGCTAACCGATTTTGTTTTTCATTATAAAGAGACACCCTGCTTGCAAACATATCCCGATTAGAACAAAATATAGCAAATGTACTATTGGTGCGTGTTGTATCATTATCAGATATTGCTCTATATGGTTTTCCTTCTCCGGTATCGGGATTTCCAAAGCACTCACTACCAGACCCAAAAGATGATGATTGTACATTAAACACACCCAAGAATCTGCCACCAAAAACTAATTCCCCAAGGTTCCATCCATTGACATAAGAAGCACTAATGCTTCCTTCATTCTCAAATACGTTAAGTGCTGCTTGACAGTTTGAAGAATCGCAATTATAAAAATCTCCTTCCGAATCTACATTGCCCCATATTCCTTTCTTTTTTCTACATGCATCTTCATTGAGCGATGAGCATGTAGGATTTATATCACTCATATAAACGCAACAAGAACCAATCGTGCTAGTTTTTGTAATATAACTTTGTTGTGTTTTTATTCTATCTGGCATCGTTGGTGTTTGTCTGACAACCAATATACCCGTTTGGATATCCCGAACGCCCATTTCCCTGTAACTCCCATCCCAACAAGGAGCAGTCGGAACACCTGGAGATTCACCACATATTTCAAATGGTCGCCATTGAGTATCTTCATCGGAACCCTCAAGATTAGAACAACTGCCAACCGAACAAACATTATTACAAATACCATCTATACAACATGCTCCCGGCCATCGAACATCTTTTTGAGTAAATCCATTTGTGCATAATTGTTGTACTCCATATATCTCATCAATTGGACAATCTTCTCCTCCTTCTGGATTTGCTATCCATATACCATTTAATTTATCACACTCACATTTAGTAATGTTGGATCGTACACCGCCTTGGTAACAATTTAAAGGATCACTATTTTCACAACTGGAAGGATCATTAGTTCCATCAAGAAGTGATCCGGGTATTTGAAAAAACCTATCATAATCATCAACATAATTACATGCACAACAACAGCCTCTTTCTGATATATTGGGACAAACTACCCCTATTAATATAGGATTCCCATCATCGTCAAGTTCTGTTGGTATAAAATAATGATCGTTGTCTATGCATGACCGATAAGGAGCAGCGTACACAGAAGTCGCATCTGGATCACAACATGCACCCCATGCAGACGCAATAAAATCATAATCAATCGTTGATTTTATTCTTGATCTGTGTTGAAAAGTCATGTATGTGTCCTCATTATATTTATCATCGATTGCACTCTGGATGTGGACAATCTCTTGGTTCACAATTCATCCATACACATGTTCCATCAGGCAATTGGACCCTTGTTGGACCGCCGCCCCCGGCGAATGGCAATCCAGCAGGACAATTAGGGCATATCCCACCGACATCCTCACAAGTACCACACCAATAGGTTCCGCCGTAGGCAGTACAACCAGTTTCGGTCATGTCGTCGTAGCAGTCGACTCCG